GGCTACACGGTTTATATGCCGCCGAATACTGACGTGCAGGCCGGTGACCGCATCGTCTATGACGGCGGCACCTACACCATCGAGGGACGCCCGCGCAGGTGGAAATCTGCAACCGGACGCCTCGACCATATCATGATCTCGATTGAGAGGTGGCGAGGCTGATGGCAAAGCAGATCAGGCTGGAGTTTCTCTCTGAGGGCTTTAAGGAGATCCTCACCGGCGCTGGCGTTCAAAATCTCGTCAGCGAGGCGACGCAGAAGACCCGGGCACAGGCAAACGCAAACGCAGCGGGCGAGCTCGACGAGGAATCCGAGGGCTTTTCCGCGAAAACGTGGCTCGGCGGCTTCGGCGGCGGGCGCTGGGTCGGCTCCGTCTCTACCACGGATCATTCCACGATGGTCGCCGAGGCAGAAAATAAAGCTTTGAGCAGGGCGGTGAGCAAGTGAAAATCAAACGAAGTGTAGACATTGAGGACGAAGTCCGAATTGCGCTGAAAGATTATCTCCAGGCCTACTGCCGCCCGCTCCCGGCTGATTATGTGCTGCCGAACATCCTGGTCACGCAGGTCGGCGGCTCCGATTTGAACACCATCGACACCTTCGAGGTCGTGCTCGACGCTCGCGCCGAGACGGAAACGGAGGCGAGCGAAACGCTGCGGACCGCGATCGGCGTTCTGAAAGCGGTCGCTGCAGCGCAGACCACGGCGATCCGGTATGTATCAGTCAACACCAGCGGCTCATGGGGCACCGACCCTGTGCGCCCGGATCTCGCTTTGTGCACCGCGCGGCTCAGCGTGGTGGCACATCTCGAAACTATGGAGGTATGAAAATGACCAACGAAACAAAACTCGGTATCGGTCTCGCAACCGGTATGTTCTTCCACGCCCCTGCCGGCACGGCGCTCCCTGATTACCCTGCCGCGCAGCTGGACGCCGCGTGGAAGGAGGTCGGCGACGTTACGGAAGACGGCATCGTTCTGGCGACCGATAAGAGCACCGAGAATCTCAAGAACTGGGCCAAGGTGATCAAGCGCGTGATCATGACCGATCACACTGAGACCATTCAGGCCCCGATCATGGACACCACGGAGGAGTCTCTGAAGGTGATCCTCGGCGAGGACAACGTGGAAACCACGGCTGCGAATGTCCAGCACGGCAAGATCGTCAAAGCGAATCTCTCTGACGGAAATCTGCCGGAGCCGGAAGCGTTCCTCTTCCTCATGAAAGACGGCGACGACATGATCGCCATCGGCGCGGAGAAGGCGCAAATCAGCGCTGTGGACAACGTCACGTTTGCGCCGAACTCCTCCATCAACTGGGGCGTAACCATCACCGCCATGGAGGACGGCTTCCAGCTCATCATGGACAATGGCCAGAAAACGGGGGGTAATCCATGAGAGAAATCACTGTTGGTAATTCGAAAGAACGAAAAGTTCTCAAGATCAACATCGGCGAGGAGTCCTATTCTCTGCCGCTGCTGGGAAGCCTCACCATGAAGGAGGCAAAACGGCTCGACACGGAGGAAGGCACCGTCGCTTTCGTTAACGATTACATCCCCGGTGACGTGCTGGAAACGCTGACCGTTGACGATGTGAACGCCATCATCAAGGCATGGAAATCCGCGTCTGACCTTGAGGGGATCTCTCTGGGGGAATCCTGAGCCTCACGCGGTTCGTAACAGAACACCGTGGGGCACTGGAATATGATCTGCTGACGCGGACAGGATTCGAACTTGCAGACGTCGGGCGCTCGCTTTCATGGCGGGCGCTCGACAGTTTTGTGCGCAATCTCCCGCCTGACGCAGCAACCGTGCGGGAGCTACACCCGGAATCTGCGGAATGGAACTCCACCATCAAGACGAACGCGATTCTTGCGGACATTTATGACGTGCTTTCCATGATCGGCGCCATCCTGGCAGCTCTGCAGGTTCCCCGGAAAAAAGTAAAAGAGCCGAAGCCCTATCCCCGTCCCGGCCAGAAGCCGAAGGACCAGCAGCACTTCGGCCGCGGCGCGCTCCCGCCTGACAAGCTGCGCGAATGGTTCAGAGAAAAGAGGCGAAAGCACCATGGCAATGACTGAGGTTGCGAGAGCAACCGTCACTATTATCCCGAATATGCAGGGCGCACAGCAGCAGATCACGCAGGATCTGACCGGCGCCGCCGGCCCCGCCGGCACCGCTGCCGGTAATGCTGCTGGCAAAGGCATCGCGTCGGCGATCGGGAACAAAACGTCGGCGGTTGGAGCAGCACTCACGAAAAACATCACAGTTCCGATGCTCGCCGTCGGCACTGCCTCGGTTGCTGCGTGGAAATCAGTAGACGCCGGCATGGACGCGGTCACGATCAAGACCGGCGCAACCGGCGACGCTCTGACCGCCATGCAGGACAGCGTCAAGAACCTCGCCGCTCAGATCCCGACCTCATTTGAAAACGCGGGCAACGCCGTCGGTGAGGTCAACACTCGCTTCGGCCTGACCGGGCAGGCGCTGGAAGATCTGTCTGCCCAGTTTATCAAATTTGCGGATCTGAACAGCACAGACGTCAGCTCCGCCATCGACTCCGTGCAGCGCAGCATGTCCGCCTTCGGTATGGACGCGGATGAAGCGTCCGGTTTCCTTGACGTGCTGAATTCTGTCGGCCAGAAGACCGGCATCGGTATGGACACGCTCGCGAACAGTCTGGCGACGAACGCGGCGTCCATGCAGCAGATGGGCTTTAACGCCACGCAGGCGGCGCAGTTCCTCGGCTCTGTAGAAGTCAGCGGCATGGATACCAGTGCTGCGATGATGGGCCTCAAAACGGCAATGAAAAACGCTGCAGACGACGGCGTAGCGCTTACTGACGCCATCTCCGAATGGAACACTGCCATGCAGTCCAGCGCGAGCGACACGGACAAGCTGAACGCCTCCATTGACCTGTTTGGCTCCAAGGCCGGTGCGCAGTTCTTCAACGCCGCCCAGCAGGGCACGCTTTCGCTCGACACGCTGAGCGGATCCATGGCCGATTTCGAGGGCTCTGTATCCACCACCTTCGAGAATGCCAAAGATCCGATCGACAACTTTCAAACCGTCCTGAATCAGCTCATGACCATTGGCTCCGGCATCGTCGAGACGGTCGGCCCAATGCTGTCCACGGCTCTGCAGACTGTCTCCGACGTGCTCAAAAAGGTAAAAGGAGCGTGGGATTCCCTGTCCCCAGGTGTGCAGGAAGGGATCGTTAAGGCGGGGCTGCTGGTGGCAGTTGCCGGTCCGATCATCAGCATCATCGGCAAAGTCATCGCATTCGCCCCCATGCTCGTTTCCGGCATCGGTGCGGTCGTCACCGCACTCGGCCCCGTCGGCCTCGCGATTGGCGCTGTGATCGCTGTCGGTGCGCTCTTGATCACGCACTGGGAAGAAATCAAACAGACTGCACAGCAGGTCTGGCAGAACGTCGTTCAGACCTTCGAGACCATGAAGCAGAACGTTGTTAACAAAATTGAAGCCCTGAAGAGCAGCGTGAAAGAAAAGTGGGAGAATATCAAGAAGTCGATCACGGAGCCGATTGAGAACGCGAAGGAAACTGTCCACTCGGCAATCGAGAAAATCAAAGGCTTCTTCAATGTGACGCTTTCCTTCCCGCATATCAAGCTGCCGCATTTCCGCATCTATGGCGGCAAAATTCCTTGGGGCATCGGCGGCGTTGGTGAAAAGCCGACCATTGACATTGACTGGTACGACGAGGGCGGCATCTTCAAAGAACCGACTATCATCGGCGTTGGTGAGCGGCGTCCTGAGTTTGTCGGTGCTCTGGATGACCTGCGCGAGATCGTGCGAGAGGAATCCGCTCCGACCATCAACTATGGCGGCGTGACGATCAACGTCAACGGCGCCGGGAAGAATGCTGAGCAGCTGGCGCGTGAGCTGCAGACCATCCTGATCCGGAAGGGGGTCAATTACGCATGACAGGAACAATCATTTTTAACGGCACCTCCTCGCAGGACTTCGGTCTGATTGTCGAGAAGGTGCCGTCGTCCGTTCATGCTTCGCGCCGCGGGGATCTCATTTCGATTCCCGGCCGTAACGGCGTGATTGTGCGTGAAGATGGATCTTTTGACACGTACACACAGGAATATGATATCTGGTTCAGCGAATCGGAAAACGACGGCGGCCGCAGCACTTACGATGTGGCGCGAGATATCGCCGTGTGGCTGCTCGGCGCGTCCGGGTTCTGCAGGCTTGAAGATGATTTTGAGCCTGGATACTACCGGATGGCCAGATACTCCGGAACGCTCGATGTTGACATGCTGTTGGTGCAGTGCGGAAAGGCTAAACTAACATTTGACGTTCAACCGCAGAGGTTTTTGAAGCTTGGCGAAACAGAAATAGCCATTGAAAACGCAGTTGATTCCGGTGGCCTTTTTATCGGAGAGATAACTGTTAACGGAATCCCGTATGGAGCTACAGCGTTTTTCATCAGGAGCACAGGCGGTTCTCCTCTTGCCGTAGGGGAATACATGGACGC